ATCGACGATCTGATTCAGGCTCGTGCGCTTCTGTCCTCTGCGGCTGAAAACCTCGTGGTGATCATGACTCCGGCTCAGTACGCAAACTACAGATCACTTCAGCTCTCTGCTTCTTACGCAGTTGATCCGTTTGACGGTCTCGAAGTACTGTTCAACGACACAGCAACGGCTCCGATCATCGGCGACCTCGCAGGCGTTATGGAGAATCTGCCGAAGGGTGATTCTATCGAATTCAAGTATGACGACAAGACCGACATGAAGAAGGATCTGGTCAACGTACTGGGCAGACAGCCGTCTGCAATCGCAGTTGTCGGCAACAAATACTTTGCTAAGGTCGCCGCATGATCATCGAACTCACCAGAGACACAGCTGTGAGACTCTCCAAGGGGACAGTGATCGAAGTCTCTGACGATGAGGGGAAACGGCTGATTGCCTTCCACAACGCAAAGAAGGCGAAGAAGGAAACAAAGAAAAAGAAATAAGGAGACACAGACATGGGATGTGATGCAAAAGCTATGGCACTGAACAGAGTGAAGCTCGCTCTGCGCATTTCGGAGGACGAGTTTGACAGCGAGATCACTGATCTCATGTCTGCCTGTCTTCAGGACTTAGGGATCGCAGGTGTTGAGCCTGTGCTGACTGATCCGATCGTCCGTCTGGCAGTAACCACGTATGTGAAAATGCATTTCGGCGAGCCGGATGAATATGACAGGTTAAAGAAGTCATATGACGAACAGAAAGCACAGTTATCAATGGCATCGGGGTATACTTCATGGACAGATCAAGCGTGATTTATCTCATCTCTGAAGAATTCGCACCGAATTCGATGGGAGTGCTTGAGCCGACCGAGACCAGACGCAAGGTCTACGCACAGCATCAGTCTGTAACGGCTGATGAATGGTTTGACGGCGGGCGCAATGGTCTCAACCCTGATATGAGATTCCTTATGTTCAGACCGGAGTACAGAGGCGAACAGATCATCGAATTCAGAGGGCAGAGATACGCAGTGTATCGCACGTATGAAACACGCAACGACATCATCGAACTGTATGTCGAGCGAAAACAGGGGGATGTATGAGCAAGACAGTAGGAGCCGAAGACTTCCGCATGGAGGTCATGCAACTTCTTGATGAATACGGCAAGGATGCCCGGATGGTATTGAATGACACCATCCCGGAAGCGGCGGATATCTGCGTGAAGATGATCAGAGGCAATTCAAGAAAGCAGACAGGCAAGTATGCAAAAGGATGGACGAAGAAACAGCAGTATTATCGTGGTTTAGGCACCTCTTACGTGGTCTATAACCGGGACAGATACAGAGTCGCTCATCTTCTGGAGCGTTCCCACAGGATCAAGAACCAGTGGAACACATACGGCTCTACTGTGGGCGATAACGTCATCAGAGACGCTACCGACTACACAGAGCAGTGGCTTGTGACTGAAACGGAAAAGAGGCTTAAAGGATGACATTCGACGAGATTTATGATGCGGTTCTTGAAACAGGTTTACCTGTGGCAGTGAACTTCTTCGAGAAGGACATCCCGACGCCGCCTTATATCGTAATTACGTACCCTCAGAATAACGATATGTACGCTGATAACTCTAACTTTGCAGAGATCACTCAGATCGACATCGCACTCTACGCCAAACGCAAGAATGCGGCTCTGGAGCGTTCTGTTGAGAGCGTTCTGAAAGAGCATTTCGGCTCTTGGTTCAAGAGTTCGGAGTGGGTCAACAGTGATCATTTGCAGGAAACCATTTACACTACGGAGATGACTATCAATGGCTAATAAGATTAAATACGGCATCAGAAACTGCTATTACGCAGTTGCTACCGACACAGATGGTGTACTTACTTACGGCACACCGAAGCGGCTTGCCGGAGCTGTCTCTCTGTCGCTTGAAGCACAGGGAGAATCTAATCCCTTCTATGCTGATGACATCGTATATTTCCAGAGTATCGCCAATAACGGATATTCAGGATCGCTCGAGCTTGCTCTGATCCCTTCCGACTTCAAGGGCGATGTACTGGGCGAGCTCACAGCAACGAATGGCTTGCTGGTTGAGAAAGCAGACACAGCGACAGTCGAATTTGCTCTGCTGTTTGAGTTTCAGGGCGATGAGAAGGCTACCAGACACTGCATGTACAGATGCACGGCAACACGTCCGGCAGTCGCAGGATCAACTAAGGAAGCGAGCATCACGCCTCAGACTGAGACGCTCAACATCACGGCTATGCCGAGAATCAGCGATCATATCATCAAGGCATCCGTGCCTCAGTCTGACACCGGGGCATATTCAACCTGGTTTGACGCAGTAGTCGAACCGACTTTCGGAGAATAAGGAGAAGGTATGGAGAGGACTGTAAGAATTGATGATAGAGATGTAAAGTTCAAAGCGACCGGGGCAACGATCAGGATCTACAGGCAGATGTTCCGCAGAGATATTCTCGAGGACATGGATAAGCTCCAGAAAGAGGCAACAGAGGGGAAACTGTCGGCTGAAGCTCTCGAGATGTTTGAAAACATGGCATTCGTCATGGCGAAGCAGGCAGATCCATCTATTCCGGACACTGCGGACGAATGGCTCGACCAGTTCAGCATGTTCTCTCTCTACCAGATTCTTCCCGAAATCATTGCGCTGTGGGGGCTTTCTTCCACGACGCTTTCCGAAGGCAAAAAAAAAGCACTCGCACAGACCGACCTTTAACAGTCGGTCTTTTTCTGCTGAGGTGCATACAGATTGGCATACCGATGTCTGATCTGGACGAGTTGGATTTAGGGATGATATTGGACATCATGACCGAATCATCGAACGACTCGGCAGAGTGGACACAGGTAGCCACACAGGAAGACTTTGACAGATTCTAGGGGGGAACCATGGCAGGAAGCAGATTAAAGGGTATCACGGTTGAGATTGACGGTAATACTACCAGTCTCCAAAAATCTCTCAAAGATGTAGATAAATCATTACGGGATACACAAACTCAACTAAAAGACGTAAACAAACTGCTGAAGTTAGATCCTTCCAATGTTGATCTGCTCAAGCAGAAGCAGAAACTTCTGACGGATGCAGTAAAAGATACTAAGAAGCGGCAGGACGAACTCAAGAAGGCACTCGAAGAAGCCAAGAATGCCGGAGATACCGAAGCGGCAAGAGATCAGCAGGATCGGCTCCAGAGAGAACTGATTGAGACGACTCTAAATCTCGAAGATCTGCAGGATCAGCTGAACCACTGCTCCCCGGTGCTTGAATCCATTTCAGCCAAGACTGGTGAATGGGCGGAGAAGACTAAGGGCATTTCAACAGTAGCAGCTGGTGCGGCGGCGGGTATGCTCGGTATGGCTGCAAGTGCCGCATCAACGGCGGACGACTTGCTGACGATGTCCAATGTGACCGGGTTCTCGGTCGAAGAATTGCAGAAGCTTCAGTATGCAAGCTCATTCATTGATGTTTCATACGAAACGATGACCGGGTCAATCCAGAAACTTACCAAGAACATGGCGAACGGCTCGGACGCATTTGAGAAGCTTGGTGTGGTCATCCACAACTCGGACGGCTCGATGCGTAACGCAAAAGATGTCTGGTATGACGCTATAAAGGCATTGGGCGGCATTCAGAACGAGACTGAAAGAGACGCTGTCTCTATGGAACTCTTTGGCAAGTCAGCCATGGAAATGGCGGGCATTGTCGATGACGGCGGCGAGGCTCTGATTTCGTTAGGTGAAGATGCTGAAGCCACAGGGAACATTCTATCGGGCGAAGCAGTCGAGAGTGCGGTGGCATTTAATGACCAGATTGACGAATTGAAAGCCAAAGCATCACAGGCTTTCCTCGAAGCGGGTGCTTCACTGGCTGAGACCTTGGTTCCGGCACTGGAGAAGCTGGTCGAAGTGGTCACACAGGTGCTTTCGTGGTTTGGCAACCTTGACGGAAGCACGCAGGCTCTGATCCTGTCAGTGTTGGCTTTAGTGGCGGCAATCTCACCCGTCTTAGGGATGATTTCAGCCATCTCAGCGGCGGCGGCGGCTCTGAATGTTGGCATGTTGCCGATGTTGGGAACGATAGCTCTAATCATTGCGGCAGTGTCGGCAGTGATTGCGATTGGTGTAGCACTGTATAAAAATTGGGACACCATTGTGGCTAAATGTACCGAATTCAGTGCCAACGTCCAAGCAAAGTTTGAGCAGATCAGATCAACCATCAGTAATAAAGTCGAAGCGGCAAAGAAGAAGGTCTCTGATGTGTTTGAGAGCATCAGAAAGACGATCAAAGAGAAGATCGATGCGGCTAAGGAAGCGGTGAGCGGAGCAATCGAAAAGATCAAAGGCTTCTT